CGCTCATTGTTGGCGCCGAACCGCTGGTAGAAGGCGTTGCTGCCGGCGGTATTGGTCTGGTTGATCTGGCGTGCGGTGGCGGCCAGGGCCGGAGGCACCATGATCCAATCGAGCGGCAGCCCCAGAGGTTCGCCCGAATCCTTCTCGGTCTGAGTCATCAGCGCGATCTCGGCCACGATCAGCGCGTCCTGCGAAAGGGCGGCTGAGCCAAGGTTCAGATGCGCGGCGTTGAACCAGGCCACGGCATCGGCGCCATAGTTGGGGTTGCTGGCAAAGAAGTTGGTGATGTAGTTCTTGAGCGTCCAGCGGCCGGCCCGCGCCAGGCGGCCGGGGAAGCGGGCGATTGCGCCCAGATCGTCATTGCGGATCGTCTCCTCAGAGATCGAGAGAATATTGCCGCGTTTCTGCATCTGGTAGCTCACGCGCTCATCCGTGGGCTTGGCAATTTCCGTGTAGCCCGGCGTGCCTTCCGCCACGATCGGCAGCTCGCCGAAGTAGCCCTCACGCACCCGGTCCTGCAGCTTGTAGTCGCTGATCGAGGCCTTGGTGTAGAGGTTCGACAAGCCATCGAGCGCCAACTCCGCCCAGTCCTGCAACAGACGCTTGGTCATGGAGTTCAGCAGGATGTTGGGGAAGTCGCCCGTCATCACAGCTTCCGAAGCCAGCATGCGGGTGCCGCTGAAGCCACCGCCGCCCGTCAGGTTGCTCAGGTCGTAATCCCCCGTGATGGTGGAGTAGGCCTCGCGCAGACCCTTGAATGCCGGCACGCCCTTGTTCATCGAGTCCTTGATACCCAGGGCCGCTTCCATAGCCAAGTGAAGCTTGTCGGCGGAATCGAGCGTGATCGCCGAGCCGGGACGCACGCGGCCCACATTGTTGAAGGCGGCAAAGGCGGTACGGACACTGGTGATTTCCGCGTCGATTGCGGTCTGCGGCAGATCGGCCTCGGCGACCAGGGCGGACTCCAGGTGTGTGCGCGCCAGGTCCTGCGCCGGCTTGGGCAGCTTCGAGCTGACCAGAGAGGTTTCAATCCGGTTGCGGCTCTGGATGCGATGCGCCTCGGCGAGCTGCGTAGCGGCCTCGGCTGCGGTCACAGTCACAACGGGCGCGGCTGCGGCCGGCGTCTCGGTGAAGGCGGTTGTGACCGTCTCCATGAAGGCCGGGTAATCGGCCTCGGCAACGGTGGCGAACTTCAAACTCAGCTCGGCGCAGCGCGCGGCGTTCTTTTGCCGAAGCGCTTCGAGCAGTCGAAGAATGGAATTCTTCATGGGTGCTCCTTCGGTAGCGCTGGCAGCGCCGCCGCGGTTGGGACGATTGGGAACAATCGCCAGGGATTCAGGTTTGACCGCACTCAACTGTGCGGCCGACAGTGTGCTCGCCACGTCGCTATTGGCAACGAGGAACTTTCCGCCCGCGCCTCCGCGAGCGCAGAGGTCGACAGAAAAGAGAGTGTCCAGGCTTTCAGACACCAGGCAGTCCTTGCCCTCGATCCGGCCGGCCTTGAACTTCACATTCATCAGGGCCGAGGTGCCGAATAGGTTGAGGCGCTTCGCTTTCCGTGCGTCGTCAAGCTTCGACCGCAAATCGGACTCGGCAGAAAAGAGATTGACGGTGGTAATGGCCTGAGTCCCGTCAAACGAGCCGCCCTCCATCCAGCCCGCAATGCGGTCAGGGTCGACCGCGCCCGTCGGGTCCGGACCTCCAATCTCTGGATGCCGGCGCCCAAAGGGTTTTCCGTGGACGGCCTCAGCTACTTGCTTGACCACCTCGGGAGTGTAGTAGTGGGGGACCCTCGCGCCACTGATGCCGCCCGTTGCCCAGCCCGCACGAATCGCGACGATTGGATAACGGCCGGGCTGCTGATCGGCTTCCGCCTCGCTGGCAACGAACTCGCATTCGGAGGCAACAGGCACGTACGCCGTCGTGACTTCCTGAGCGTCGCCAAACGTGACGGTCTCGCCGTCGATCGTGTAGGGAATGCGAAACAGCTTCGATTCCGGGCCCCGCGCAATCACATAATCGCTGAACGTCTCGTAGAGATAGAAGCGCGAGCCCCCATCGGTGTCGAGACCGAACTGCTCCCGCAGCGCGCCGCCGATTAGAGACTGCTGTTCATCGAGCGAAAGATCCGCTTCGGCTGCAAGAAGAATAGCGCTCCGCAGAACTGTTGCAGTCCTGCGGAGCTGGTGCGCGAATTGAAGTGGTTGCTTCATTCGAACCTCGTTGTTACTTCTCTGTGGCGGCAGCCTGGGTCTGAATTGCCGCGATCAAGTCCGCCTTGCTCGATGCCGGTTCGAGAGTCAGATCGTGCACTTCGGCGGCATGCGCAATCAGTTGCTCCTTCGTCATCTTCGAAAGATCGACAGACTGAGGAGCCGTATCGGCGATTGGGAATGCGTACTTGCGCCCATCGACGGTTACACACACACGCGTCGGAACGCTCTTGATGGTGCGATCTTCCCTGAGCAAGACTTGCCACTCTTGTAGTTTCGCGATTTCATCGGCGGAAGTAGGCGCGGGAACGGCGAGGAGCGCGTTTGCGCTCTTGAGCGCCACCGTGCGCTGGGCCGACTCATTGTCTGGGTAATCAAGCTTTGCCTGAGCGAAAGCTTTGGTGTAAGCTGCCGCCCACTGTTTTGAGGCTTTGTCCGACATGTGCTCCGGAGCGCTGGGAATTGCTGAGACTGTTGCCATGGTTCTTTCTCCTATGCAGCTTGGGTTGTGACCGAGAGGCCGTAGCTTTTGAGCAACTGGCGTTCCTGGTCAGTGGGTTTTAATTGGTCATCGTCCAGGTGTGGTAGCACCAGGCAATGGCAGTTGATCGTGTTCTCCGCAGATCCGGAAGGATCGCGCGGATACATCAGCTCTTCGCCTTCCACAAGGAAAGGCTCGCCGGGGTTGCGGATTTGGCCATCGGCCAACAGGTGCCCGACCCGCGGCACAAGCGCTACCGGGATGTGCTTCCAGATCTCCTTCAGCCCCGGATGCCGCGTGGCCAGGTCGCCGATCCGCGCCACCGAGGCCAGCGAGTGGATGCGCATCACCTCGTTAGTTGCGATCGACATGGCCTTTTCGCCGACCTGCGAAAAGAGCCCGGAGAACTTACCGCCTTCAAGCGTGGTGCCGATCTGCTCCACGAGTTGGGTAAGATTGGCACGGCCTAGGTAGCCCCTCTGAATGGCCGCATTGATCTTGGCGCCCATGTCGCCGGTCAGGCCGCCAATCAGGTCCGCCGTATATCCCTGGACAACTTGGAGCGCCGCGCGGTCGATCACCGGCTGAATCAGCGTTGTACCCGTCCCGGCCGCCACTGTTGCGTCCACGCTCGCCGCCGCAACTTTGTAGGCTTTATCCTCGTAGGAGTTCACCTGATGCGTGGCCGCGTCCCGGAATTGAGCCATGGCCCGTAGCACTTCAGCTCTCAGTGCTTTCAGACTCGATTCCGAATAGCTCTTCAGATTCGTGTGCGCCAGGTCGGCGAGGATCTCGCGGTTCAGATCGTCGAGCAGCTTCAGGATGGCGCGGCGCACCTCCGGCGACAGCTCCCCGGCCTGGCTGACCAGCAGGTTGAGCTTTGCCGCGTAAGCCTGTGCGCGCGAGTCCGCCATCAGGCCACCTGCTCTCTGGCTTCGTCTTCGTCCAGCAGATCGTCGTCCGGGCCTTTGCCTGTCTTGTCGGCCGCGTTCGGCTGCGAGGTCTTCAGCGAGCCCAGCGCCTGGGCCAAGGCCGACTGCGGGAAGAGCTGATCCTGCTGCTTGGCCGCGCGGTCTTGCTTCTCCTGTTGCGCGGCCTCGTACTCTTCGGCCGAGTCGTCAATGTCCACGCCGATCTCAGCCAGCAACGTATGGAAGGCCCGCGCAGCCGTCGCTCCGGTCACCCAGCCTTCCTGCTGGCCAACCTGCATGGCGGTCGCCACGCCCGTCAGCGTCTGCGCGCCTTTCTCCAGATCCTTCACCGCGATCTCAGGAAACTCGATCGAGAAGGAAAGGTCCACCCCTTGCGGCAGTACCCCGGCGCGCTGCGCGCAGCTCAGCACAAAGTTCAGCACCGACTTGATGCAGCGCGACATCAAGTTCTGCCGCTTCTGGATCTTCTTCGTGAACGGCGCATTCATTTCCAGCGCCGATGCGCGGTTGGCGTCGTCGCCGTCGCCCATCAACACGGGAGGAATTCCGGCGCCTCCCAAGCCGTACTTCTTCACCATGCCCGCGCCGGCCGCCATATCCTGGCCTTTGAAGTCCGGCGTCTGCGCCTGGATCTTCAGCTTCTCATTGCTCACGATGACGCCGCCCTGGCGCGGCGGGTCCTTGGTCAATTTGTTCTTGTACTCATCAACCTTCTTGGGGTCCGCTCCCTCCAACGTGTAATGCCACACAAAGGAATTCAGAAACCGGCACTTGTCTGCAAAGTCGAAGATCATCTGGTCGAAAACATCGATCCAGTCAGCCAGGCTGAACAACTCGCTGAAGCCGCGGCTGGCGCTCTTGGCCTTGTTCAGCGCGAAATAGAAGCACTCCCCGTCAAGCTGGCCATAGTTCTCATCGTTCGGGTCCTCGATGCGGCGAACGATCAGCATCGGCTTCTGCAGGACCTCGCCCACCTCGCGGCGCAGCCGGACAGCATACGGCACGTTGATCGAAGCCGTGCCGTCCGCCGTGGCCATCTCCGCGAACTGGATGGTGTCGATATTCATCGGATCGATGTAGCCGACGCGCACCCTACCATTGACCGGATTGACGGCCACCGGCACGCACAACTCGCCAAACGTGGTCTTCTCGTCGCACCAGGTCTCGATATTGGCGTCCATGTCATTGACTTCGTCGTTCCAAAAGTCGTCGATAACCTGCTGCACGCGCGGGTCCTTGGCTGTGACCCGCACGCCTTTGCCCAGGGTGTAATCGGTGAGGATCTCCACGATCCGTTTACCGAAGGGCGTCGTCACGGCCAGGAAATAGCAGACCTGCAGCATGCGGTCATGCATCAGCGGGTTCAGATCGCGGAGCGTGGCCAGACTGGTGATGCGCCGGAAACCCGGATCTTCGCCGTCGCCGGTGGTCAAGGTGAAGAGCTGTGGCGCGACGGCCTCGGCCGCCAGGCGCTGCTCGGGCGTGATCTTGCCCGTGCCCAGCATCTTGTACGCCGCGGTCAGCATCGGAATGTCGCTCTCGGCCACGTTCGACAAGCCAGCCTTCACCAGCGCCCCGCGCACGGCCGCTTCATCCGCGTCCTCGCGCGCATCATTCCAACGCTTGGCTTCGCCCAGGTTGAGCATCGTCATGCTATTGCGCTCGGCAATCGAGCGGCGCTGCAGCCAATTCTTTACGCGTCCCGGAATCAAGCCCATCTGGATCTCCTGTCGCGGCGCACGAAGTCGTCGCCGCCCCGGCTCTGGCCGGCGAGTACTTCGCCCCGGCCGACGCCGGATTCCCGGCCGCCCACCTGAGCGTTGCTGCTGGCGATTGCTACCTGAAAGTTGATCGTGCGGGCGAGCTGCACCGCGCCCTGCAGCGCGTCGGCCTGATCGTCCTTGATCTTTCCCAGAAAGAGGAGCTGCTGGATCAGCGTCTTTTGCGTCCCATCCAGGCAGAAGCGGATGGTTCCGTTCTCTACCAGCGACGAGATGCTGGAGATCCGGAGAAACTTGTCCGTCAGGTTGGGCACGCCGACAACGTTGATATAGCGGCCCGTCACCCGGCTCTGCTCTTCCATCTCCTGTTTCAGAGCGTCCTGGTACGCCTGGTTCTCGATACCCACAACGACCGGTTGTTCTTCGTCGTAGCGGTTGAGGATGAATTCCTTTTGCTTGATGTACGGAAGCTTCACGCCTTCCGCGCGCTCGACATGCAGGAAGCCATTCGTGTCGATTGCCAGGGTGACGCTGGCAAAGAAATCCGCCCGCTTCTTCAGGCTGATCGCCGGATCGTAGTAAGTGACCCGGACACACGGT